CCTGATGGAGACATTTATAGCTATAAAATTAATTTTGAACTCAACTATGCCGAATGGGTTCTTGATTGGGAAAAATTCGTCCTTATTGAAGCAGGTGTAATCCGAGGTGGCAATTACACATGGATTACCGAGTCCATGGAGACCTTTACTGAGAAGAATTACTACACTGTTGCTTTATGTGAAAACACCCGTAGCAAGTTTAAGAGTGATTTTACCTCTTTACAGTATGATGCCGAAATGTGGGACCTTCACTTTTGGTGGGAACAACCCAATAACCATTGGCAATAAATAAATTTGGAGATAGAAACCTCCCAAAAAGTTCTGGAAACAGATTTTTGGAGGAAACTCATGGCAAATCATCCAAATCCAGATTATGATCCAGTTCAAATGGAGCGTGATTTTGGTACTGTATGCTTAATTACGAATCCAGTCGCTGATTTTTACTTAAATAGGGCGTCAAAACCCAAAAATGACCCTCCTAAGGATCGCTTAAGTCGTCCTTGTGGTGGAAAAGGCGGTTTTGACGACTATGCCGAGTGGTTGACCTGATATATAATGTATAAAGGCAAGTACAATGGCATCAATATCCAAAAAATTTGTCGATTTGAATCCCAAATTTGAGAAAAATCCCCTATCTGGGGATTTGCCTCTCTTAAAGAATGAGGCAGCTATCAAACAATCTCTCAAAAACATTGTTTTGACCGTCAGAGGTGAGAGAGCATTTAAACCATTCTTTGGTAGTTCTGCAGATTTGTCCCTTTTTGAGAATTTTACCCCTATTACTGAAGACATTTTGGCAAATGCTATTAATGATGCAGTAGAAGCGTATGAACCTAGAGTTCAAATTAATAGTATTGATGTTGACAGTGATATCGAATCTAATTCCTTAAGCGTAGAAATCAATTACTCCATTGTTGGCATTCCTTTGAATCCTCAATCACTTAACCTCATTTTAGAAAGAGTATAATGGCATTCAATCAGGTCACAAACTTAGATTTTGAAGATGTAAAAAGAAGCATCAAGGAGTTCATGCGCTCCTCGGATACTTTTAGTGACTATAACTTTGAGGGTTCTGTTTTATCTCAACTTATTGATATATTATCATACAATACCTACTATTCGGCATTAAATGCTAACTTAGTTGCTAACGAGGTCTTTTTTGACAGTGCTGCCATCAGAGAGAACGTAGTTTCTCTTGCTAAGTTAGTTGGATATACACCAAGATCATCAAAGGCAGCAATTGCCAATATCACCGTGGACGTTTCCGTCCCGCCAACCGTCCCTGCATTGACCTTGAAGAAGGGTTCCGCCTTCATTGGGTCTAATGGGGACGGTTCCTTTGTATTTACTGTTCTAGCGGACATTACAAGGGAAGCATACATCGATGTAAATGGTCAACGTAGAATTACTTTCTCTGAAATTGATATTCATCAAGGAAATTTACTGAATATCAACTATACTGTTGATACTTCAACTAAACAGCACTTTATTATTCCAAATGCAGATGCAGATTTGGAATTTATCACAGTAGTGGTTGATGAAAGTGATTTTGCTATTCCTCAGACATATAGAAAAGCAGAAGACATTACTGAACTGAAGTCAGATGATAGAATTTACTTTATTCAAGAAAATAAGAACGAACAGTTTGAGTTAATTTTTGGAGATGACGTATTTGGTCGCAAATTAAAGAATACTGATACAATTGCGATTGAATATTTGATTACAAATAAAGCAGCAGCAAATGAATGCTCTTCTTTTGAATTTGTAGGTGCTATGCAGTATGGAACTCAACTCATCACAGAGATTAGTCCTACAATTACCGTAAATACTAAATCTATTGGTGGGGCAGAACCAGAAACCATCACTTCAATCAAATATCTTGCTCCAAGATATTATGCTTCTCAAAAAAGAGCAGTAACTGTCAAAGATTATGAAACTTTGGTTGCTGAACTCTATCCAAACCTTGAATCCCTCTCTGTTTTTGGTGGAGAAGAAGCAGACCCTCCACAATATGGTAAAGTATTCATTGTAGCAAAACCATTTGGTGCTGAACAGTTAACTACAACAGGAAAACAGAATTTACAGAAGGCAATTAGGAATTATACGATTCTTACGGTTATTCCAGAGATTTTAGATCCTTCTTACCTGTATTTGGATATCGATAGTTTTGTATATTACAATTCTGGCACTACTCGCAGAAATCCACAGCAATTAAGTGAAGTCGTAAAGAAAACAATCAACTCCTTTGGTGCTACTAGAGATCTAAATCGATTCAACGGTAAATTTAAGTATAGTAAACTGGTTGCTTCAATTGACGATGCAGATCCAGGCATTACTTCTAATATTACGAGAATTAGAATTAGAAAGAATCTTCCAATCTTCCCTAATATTTTTGCTTCATATGAAGTTTGTTATGGTAACCGCATTTCTCCAAATTCAGACATTATTTCTTCTGGATTTAAGATTACAGGAGAAGATGCAACATATACCTACTATTTTGAAAAAACTGGTGTCAATACCATCGCTGCATTTAGATATGATGGTAGTAACAAGAGATACTACAACAAAAATATTGGATTTATTGACTACCAGAAAGGTGAAATATATATTAATGCGATCAATATAAATTCTACAGTAGGCAACGACAATTTCATTAGATTTTCAGTAATTCCTGCCTCTAATGATATCGTTGCATTGAGAGATCTGTACATTGCAATATCAGAAGAAAATGTCAATGTAACAGTGCTCCTTGATGAACTTTCTTCATCATCAAGAACTTCAGGTGTCGGACAAATCCCAGTTTCTAGTTAAATATGTTTAACGATCTTCAAGTATCTAATTCTATCGAAGGGCAGATTCCCCTGTATCTGTCTTCAGAATATCCCAATTTTGTAAATTTTTTAAAAGATTATTATAGGTACTTAGAAACCAATGGTAATGCTTTAGATCTCATCAATGGTCTTCAGGACTTGGTTGATGTTGATACTTATAGTGGGGTTGATCTGACTGCTCGTTTAAAATCTCCTGTATCTGCAACTGCAGATGAAATTATTGTTCTTGATCATGTAGAATTTCCAAGAACTAACGGATTACTTAAAATTGACAATGAAGTAATCCTCTATAAGAGTAGAGATCATATTACTGATGATTTTGGTGCATATAAACTCACAGTGTTTAGTGGGTGCGTTAGAGGATTTGCTTATAATGATTTAGATATTGATAATGGGTTTACACCTAACATTGAAACGACACCAGAAGTTCATAGTGCAACTTCAACTGTATATAATCAATCATATCAATACATTCTGTATTTTTTAGAAAAAATCAGACAGCAGTATCTTACTGATTTTCCTAAAAATGTTTTAGCAGATAACATTGATAAAGTTAATATTAATGTCATTCTACAAAAGGTAAAGGACTTTTACTTAACTAAGGGCACTCCTCAGGGAATTGACTTCTATTTTAAGTTTCTTTTTCAAGAAGACCCTGAACTGCTGAATTATAGCGACTACTTAATGTCGCCATCTTCTGCTACTTATCAAAGTAAGGAGATTATTAGAGTTAATTCTTTAGATAACTACTATCCATTAGATCTTGAAGGAAATTCTCTAATTCAAAAGGGCAATGAATTTCCCGTTCAAACAGTAGAAGATATTTTCTCTTTCTCTAGTCAAGTATTTGAACTTGAAATCTCCAATGGGAATAAAATTGAAGCAACTAAATTTACTATCCTTACTTCAAATCCAGGTAATAACAGATTATATGTAGATTCTACATATGGATTTCCAAACTTTGGATTTCTTAGAATTGCCGATGCTTTAATTGAGTATGTTGATAAAGAGGCAAATTATTTTATTTGTGCCGATCTTCAAAGAGATTTTGTAGGGTTGAATGTTCTTTATGGTGAAAAAGTATATGACGTTTCTACTTTAGCATCTGTAAAAGATAGACCTGATAGTTACTTTGTAATTTATGCAGGCGTCTCTGGATTTGAGATTGATAAAAATTATACTTATTATCAAAAAGGAGATATTGGATATATTAGCGATATTGTCGTTGAAGATTCTCTAATTGTATCAGGTTGGTATTTTAATGATGTAATGCCTCTTACAAAAACTGAGGGGTATGTAGCAGGTATAAAATCAATATACACTGATGATGAATCTGTTTATATTTCGAGTTCTGGACTTCCATTTTATCCAGTACACTCAAATCCAACTTTCTTATCAACCAATGACATCATTATCCAAGAATCTAATTACTTAAAGAGAATTCCAAAGCAATTCTTTAAGAATCCACAGGGTTTAGAGGAAAGCACTGTAAAATCTTTACCTATTGGATTTCTTAGAGATGGAACTGCTATTTTAAATTGGAAGAGTTCTACTGAAATTTTAAGGGGTGGTTTAAGTTCTGTTTTAATTGAAAATCCTGGAGATTTCTTCAATGTCCATAATCCACCAGAATTGTTGATTGATGAACCTCAACTGGAAGGTGGCACTCGGGCAGAAGCAGAGATAGTTGTCAATGGTCAAGTAAAAGAAGCTTTTATTGTAGATGGTGGACAGGGATATAATCAAAATATTTCGATTAGTGTAATCCCTTGATAGTTTATACGGGTAAGCTGTATATAGGTTTAAAGGAAGCTCATTATATCCTAGAAGCTGCAAGGCATCTCCCGAATTATTTTTTTCTTTTTACAGGCGGAAAACCTCACGTAGTTTATCATTATAAAAATTTTTGTATAAAAAATAAAATTTTTAATGTTCATTTTACAGGCTTTATAAAAGATTCCTCCCAGATAAA